AAGTATATTAATACTAATTATCTATATATAATTATACACTAAAAGTTTTAAAGATCCAAATAGTTTTTTTAGTAGCCCTAAAATTTAGGTAAATATGTGTCAGTCTCCTTTTATATATATATACAAGCCAGCCATTTTTTTGGTCCCGGTCTTGATTTTAGCCGGATTGCATAGTTTTTTAAAATAAAACGATACCTTGGGATGAAATCCCCGTTTTTTGTCATCCGTCGGAAGCCTTATCAACCCCTACCCTACGTAGTAGGGTTTAGGGGTTGTTACCAAAACAATCCGTTGCAGTTTTTAATCTTCAGTTTTTGGAGATCGACGGCGGCAACCTTATCAATCCCCCCCTAGCGTAGCTAGGGTTTGGGGATTGTTATCCAAAACCCTAAGCATCAATCCGATGCAAACCTAGCAATCCGGCAGGGTTGCTATCTTGTCGGGTTGCCAACATAGGACAAAAATCTTATGCCAAAACAATCCGATAGCACTAGTTTTGATCTTGCTGAATACAAAGAATTTAAGCAATTTCAAGCCATGAAAGCCGAAGCCGAAGCCAAGGCCGATAAAGCCGAAGTCAAGGCCGAAGCGCCGAAGAAACGTGGTCGTCCTGCTAAAGGTACGACTACCGCCAAGAAAGTCACCAATGAAGCCATTTTCACTATGTTTAAGGCTGGCAAATGGGTAAAAACTGGCGGCAAAGGGAAGGCTCACTTTAGTAAATTGAGAGAGTCTGGCGTTGTTCTTCGTTGTGACAATCCCGATGGTCGTGTAACTATTTGGAATTGTAAAGCTGGTGTAACGCTCTAACGCTGGGTTTGTTTAGTGATGGGCCGGAGTATACTTGCTCCGGCTCATATCTAAGAGAAATTAGCGTATAAAACGCTAGTAATGGTCCTAATATGGACTAAGGAGAACAATATGCTTGCTGAATTTATTGTTCCTTTTTTGCAAATACTTATGATGGTAGTTGTCCCAGTTGTTTTTATAGCTATAGTTATAGCTGGATTTCTAAACATACTGAAATAATTCCTATTTAGTGATGGACTAGGGCATTGTTCTAGTCCATAACTAAGCAGGAATCTTTAGTAACAAATGTACCAGAAGTTGAAGAGCATAAAAAGGCTTGTAAGCTATGGTGATAAAGAGTTTCCGACTATTTTGTAAAAATAATGATAATATTTATTACAAAATATGACCTTTAATAGGGACCTTTAATAGGGACCTTTACTAATTAGTAGCAATCAAGCTGCTAATAATCCCCTATCATGGGGAGAAAGTGTGAGTAATGAAGAAAATATTTGGTATTACTCCACACCTAAAGGTTATAAAAGTATCTAAAGATAGCCCTTTAGATATCGAAAGTGTAAAGGGCTGGTACGAACATAACCTTAAACTAGCTAAAGCATATCGCAAGCTAGGGGTGACCAGTAAGAGAGTTTCCATTAATAAATTCTTACTGGATTTGTTTAAGGAATATCCCGAAGATGAACAGGAAATTCTTACCAAGGAGATCTTGGACAATCGGGAGAGTGCCTTATCACTTCAACTTATAAGTGAGGGATATAATAAAGAGATTCGACATTATATCGCTCATGGAGATTGGATTAGTGATTTCTATGGACGAGATCAGGATTTCCTGATGCAGCGTGTAGTAATTGCTGGTTCATAGGCGGCACACCTTTTGTGTCAGTTAGCCCTTGAAAGGGGAATAGTATGTATGATTACAAACACTTCACGGCAAGATTAGATAGAACACCAAGGGTAAAAAGACCTATGGTTTCAGAGGTTTACTTTGCTTGGTGCTATCAAAATAATGGTAAATGGGAGCAAGGAGAGAATTTTATCCATCCTGATAGAGAACAATCTCTTAGTGTGGAGGATCTTGAAGAAGATCGAGCTTCCAAGTTTGAACTTGACTATGAAAAGGAATATTACAAAGACCATTTCTTAATGCTTGTTATGAAGTATCGTAAAGGGGATAAGGAATATACAATATTTCTTACACCGGAACATGCTCATGGAATCATTGAACATGGTATTAATTGCGATGACTATGGTGTAATGATTCAACCCGAATATAGTTGGGAAGAATTAAACTTGGAAGCAGAGGAGAAAGATTAATGTTCTTTGTAACTTGTGGTGATATGTCATCTGGATTCCAAATGACATTGGAAAATGGATGGATAGTCTCTATCATGTTTGGTCCTTTTGCTTATGGTAGTAATCATCAGGAATGGAAGCCTGATTGCTTTGATTGGAGTGATAAATATAAGAGTGCTGAAGCACGAGCAACATCGGCAGAAATATGGGCTACTTATAAAGATTATAGTCATGGAAAGGAGGAGTTTTTACCCACAGAAAAAGAGAGAAAGAATTATTATCTGGCTAATCATTACCCAGAAGATCCTCTAGGATATCAGAATACAACGGAGGTCTTTAATTTTATTAATCATGTATCAAACTTACCCTTACCTGCCACTAGGTTGTTAGGGTTTGAAGCTAGAAAGGAGGAGGATAATGAGTGATCTCTTAGAAGATGCTGTGAAATACAATGACAATTACTACACCTTAAGGGTGGGTAAATATGATAAGAAACATTCTTATCATGCTAATCCTTATTGGTCCCGTGGTGTTGGTCGCTTCCCAATTCTTAATGCTATTGACCAAAACTTTACCCAAGTACTTGTCATTGAAGTTAAAAATGAAACAGAAGAAATCATAGCACAATTCTATGGTTCTCATGCCAAGGTGAACGCTCATAGATTCATTGAAAGTAATATTAAATATTATAAATGGATCAATGAATTAGCAACACAACAGCAGAAGGAGAAAGAGATTATTACTGAAGCCGTTGATGAAATAAAAGCAAGAAAGGAGGAAGCGTGACTGCCCATTACAGTTCCATGCAGTCCATTAGGGACTGCATAGGAACTGTTACTGGCTCCCAAATTTCCTTTTAATATTAACGAAGTGAGGATGTTATGGTAATTAATATAGATGGTGGACGATGGCTCATTCAGGATTGGGCTAAAGAGTGTGATGATGTCATATCTTACACAGCTATTCCTTGTCAAGCCAGTGTCGGGTATGATATATATAATTCAGATGGTGTTTATCTGGAAACTTGTGCTACTTTAAATGTAGCATGGACCAAGTATGATAGTGAAAGGGAATAAATTATGAACGATTATCAGTGCTCAGAAAAAGGTTCTGATTGTAGTGTTAAAGGGCCACAAGTTTGTAGGTCAGCAGCAGGATTTTACATTGGTTACTATTGTCCTGAATGTGGGCCGTATGATAGGGTAAAAACTATACCACCTTATTTTGAAACTGAGAAAGCAGCACAACTTATTCTTAATTTATCTGAGGAGTATATTTAATGAGAGCATCTACTTGGGGTATGAATAAACCTATAGTAACACTTGAAGAATTTGATAGTGAAACTCAGATTCTTACAATAAACTTCAAGGAAGACAATGGAAATGATATAGAATATATAATGTATTCAGGTGTAGATAAGCATTTCTCTGAAGATTTCCTGAAACTATTTAATATTAAGATGGAGAAAACAAATGCGTAGACTAATTGAAATTACCCAACGTGAAGCAGATAACAAATGGATTCGCTGGGAATTAATGGACTCACAAAAGGGGAAGCAGGATATTGTTGTATTAAAACAGGACATACCACCATCAGCTGACGGTTATTATTATCCTAGCCTGACTGAATTAATTAAAAGTAAACAAGGTATAGGACAGACTGCCACTTGGTCACGATATAAGTGGGTTGCTACTGGTATCTGGGATACGATACCTAATGAAGAACTGCATGAACTAATTAGTGCTGATGAAAATTATAAATTAGGAAGGAGAAAGAATGATAACCCTGTATATACTTTTAGTCTGTAGTATAGTATGCTTACCTTTTATTATTACTACTATACTTTTTATTAATCATCAGTTAAAGGATTAAGTAATGATTAAAGATATGATACGCTGGTGTCCTGATCTAGGTATGTTTGCAACAGATAGACCTATCAATGATGTTGGAGATACAAAGGGAACTTGTGTGTGGAAAACTCCTGTATGTGAGGAGAAATGTTTTAATAATAAACTTTATAAATTGTATCCCAAGATGCGAGACAGGGATATAAGATGCGAAAGAGAATGGCAATCATTTAAAGCGGGGGATTTTAAGAAAGCATTAAGTCGAAAAAGGAAACAAACTCAACGTGTTAGCCACATGACTAGAGGTGAAGCATTCACAGATATAGATGACATATATAAATGGAAGCAGGTATGTGAGGAGACACCTGATACCTTGCACTGGATGAAGACCAGAGCTTGGCATAATCCTATCTTAAAATTCTACATAGAAAATATATTATTTCCTGTCCCTAATCTAGCTATGAATGCAAGTGTAGATCCTTCAGATAGCAGAATAGATTGGGAAAGATTGGAAAGAAAGGGGTGGAATATAATGTTCTTTGGAGATGAGGACTTGACACATAGCCCTGTCTCTGGTAAAAGATTATTCATGTGTCCTAAAACGCACAAGAAAATGAAAGGTCATTGTGCTGTTTGTAAAGCAGGATGTTTTAGTCAACATACTATAAGTAAAATACAAATCGTTCATCTATCAGAACATTAAAGGTGCAGTATGAAAAAGAGGATTCATATTAATCAACACACCATTAAAAGTAATATTAAAAATAATAAATCTGATCCTGTCATAACTGTTAAGACTTACAAGTCTAATCATTATGCAGATGAGGTAGATATTGGTGGACCATGTTCTATAATTTATAGCCCTGATAAACCATTATCTTGTGGTGCCACAGTATGGATTGAAACAGATGCACCTGTTAAAATACATAGACCTTTTGGATCAGGAATTATAAAATGACACTTGAATTATGGAAAGGAGGATGGTATATAATTGATGGTTCTGACCCAGTTGAATTAAAATTAGGACCATTCGTTACATTCTTGGAAGCGTACACTATACTTAATCAACTTAACCTAGAGAGAAAGGGTTCATCATGAACTTTGTACTCAGACTTCGTAAGCGTGACAATCACTTTGGAACTAACAAAACCAAGGAAGGTCGTCGCTATGATCTTGGTAAGTGGTATCTCCATCTTGCTCCGGCCACACATTTCTGGAATATTAATGGCATTATAGATATACGTGGTCGTATATTTATGGTATAATACAATTGATCAGGAGTGGGTGGGTAAGATCCATCCACTCCCAACTATGGAGATTTTATTATGGTATTGGGAACACTACATAATAAGGTATTAAAGATCGGTACTGGAAATAAATTATATACTTCACTGGAATTTTTTGAGGGTAACAGGAATGTAAATTCAAAGAATGTACAACGTCTTATAGGAGCTATAAAAGAATATAATCTATTATCAATATGTCCTTTATTAGTCTATTACATAGATGGTGTATATAAAATAGCTGATGGACAACATAGATATCTGGCAGCTCTTGAATTAAATATACCTTTCTATATAATTGTTGTTAAAGAACCATATGATATAACAGTAATAGGTAGATTAAATAGTAATCATAAAAACTGGAGACTTGGAGACTACGCAAAGCATTGGGCAAATCAAAAGGAAACAAGTAAAGTATATGGAAAATATCTTGAGTACTATAATGAAAATAAAATTACTCATGGTATTTTAATTGCTTTATATAATAAAGTTCACATTCGTTTACACAGGGAAGGAGGTAATAAATATTTTAAGAATGGAGAACTTATATTTAATAATCTAATTAGAGATCATGTGGAAGATCGGTTATATAAATTAAAACAACTGGAAGGAGCTGCATTAAATCCGGTATTAAAACCATCAACCTTAAAGAAACAACAATTTCAAGGGGCTATATTAACAGCAGTTAATAATGAGAACTTTAACTTCAAGAAGTTCCTGCAAAATCTATACCATTCAAGACATAGATTTAATGAGCTTGCAAAAACTGTTGACATGGTACACGAAATATATAGAATAGAAAATATACGAAGAAGGAAATAAAATGAGCAAGCGTAGGGTTATTAAAATAAAGAATCCTGATTGCATTAATCTCAATGAGATGCAACAAAATTATGCTGGTCTTTGGCGTACATTGCAAATGAATGTGGCTAAAACAAGGCATGGATTTTTAGCTATGACTAAAACGCATAGCTATAAACTGGAGGCTTAGTATGTCAACCATAGTAGAAGAAGTAGTACGAAGTAGATATAAATATGAGGATCATAGAGAGATTAATCCTGAGATGCAGGATTATCTGCTCTCAGTGGCTGACGTATCCAATATTTATGAGCTTGACATAGAAGAAATTAATGATTATCTTAATCAAATGGAACAGTTCTATGATGAGCAACATGCACAACGATTTGAAAACTTAGTACATAGGAGTGCTTAATATGTTTGATCATTCACAAATTGATTTCACCGTAAAGAAAACAGCCCTATTCTATGACAACCTAGAATATACACCATCTTTTGGTGATAGGATGGAAGGGTTGCCTTATGATATAGGTATGTTATTGAAGCGTGAAGATACTAATGAACCTATCGCTGTAGTTACAGACGGCTATACACCTGTACAATATATGGATATAGTGAGCAAGGTTGAAGAGGCACTCACCATATCAGGACTTGATATGACCGATGCTAAGTTTGAAACTAATGTCTATGATAAGGGTGCCAAGCTGGAGTTACGTGCGAAGTTTCCTGCACATGGACTATATCTTGATAAAGATAAAGTTATACCGGAGTTCTGCTTTAGAACTTCTCATAACTCAACATGGGCTAACAATGGTATGATGGGATTGTGGCGTAGCAAGTGCTGGAATACATTAATATCAGGAGATAAGTTAGCTTATGTTTATGGCAGACATACAAAGAACTTCAATGTCCCTGCCTTCGCATCGAAGATCAAGAATGCTGGAGAATACATAGCTGGCAACGGCTTTAGACAGATGAAGGAATGGTATCATACGGAAATATCTCGTGATGCTACTATTAATCTGTTCACCAAGACACTTGCAAAGAGAACAGATAATGTTACTCGTAAGACAGTAGCTAATAAGGTTATGTTATCTAATCTTATGAAGATCTTTGATGAAGAGAACCGTCATCTGCATGGTCGTGGTACTTATGAGAGCTATGCTACACGCACCAAGGGTACTCTATGGTCTGCATACCAAGCTGCTACTCACTGGTCTAGTCATGACAAAGAATCAAATCGTAAACGACCAGCACATAATGTAATAGGCATTAGAGAAGATCGTGTAAGGAAGATGCTTCACTCTGATGAGTGGCTTGCATTGGCAGCATAAGGAATATATATTATGATGGATCATAGTACAGTATTATTCTTTATCTTATCCTCATTCTTCTTTGGAAATATTTGTGGTATTGTAGTATACCATGCATTAATAGGAGTTTGACTATGAAAGATCAGAGAGTTATAGGTAAACGTAAGAACAATCCATTGGCAAAGCAACTCTCTGATCCTCTTTGGAAGATGAGAGTTGTTGAAAGTAAAATAATATATGATAGAAAAATTAAGCATAAGGGAAATAAAAATGTGGGTGATAACACATATAGATCCTGATGAAATGATGCCGGAACTTTTAACAGATGAAGATGGATCTGTTATTACCTTTCACGATAAAGTATCGGCATGGAGGTATATAGAATTAATGTTTAAAGAGTTTGATGTACCTTCTTCATTTATGGATGATGAATGTATTAATATATGCAGGTTACACTGATGAAAAAACTTAGCATAATATTATGGCTGTTACTTCCGTTTTATTCTACGGAATCACGAGCAGATAATCAGGAAGATTATTACTGTCTGGTTGAAGCTATATATTTTGAAGCAAGATCTGAATCACAAACAGGACAACTTGCCATCGCCAATGTTATACTGGAACGAGTACGTCAGAATATTTATCCCGATACTATATGTAAAGTAGTACATCAATGGGATAAATATCCACACAGAAATGGATGTTCTTTTTCCTACTATTGTGATGGTAAAAAGGAAATTATGTATGAGAAAGATGCTCTCGTTATAGCAATGAATATTGCCACACTTGTCTTGGAAGGAGCTGTAGTGGAAGATGTGCGGGGAGCTACTCATTATCATACTAGATATGTAGAACCTTATTGGACCAGTGAAATGTTTTATATAGGATCAATAGGTAACCATATGTTTTATGAAAGGAATTATTAAATGGATATCGAAGCAGAGTTAAGAAAGAATATAAAAGATTTACAAGAACAATTACAACGCTCTTATGAAAGGATTAAAAAATTACAAGAAGAAATACATTGGTTAAGACGTAAGATAAATCCAGAGAGTAGCTTCAAAAGTGGCATGAGTGGCTGGGCTTTAATGGAAGATCCCGAAAACAGATAAAGGAATAGAAACATGGGACGAGTTAGTGATTGGTTGATAGAGATGGAAGAAGATGCAGGATACCTGAGTCGTTCTGAATGGGTAGCAAAGCATGGAAATGCTCGTGTATCTATCTGGGATAAAGCCAACGATGCCTCTGATCAGGAGGAGTTAGAGTTAAAATGAGTAAGAACTTTATACAAAAAGAAAGGCAACGTCTTTTCCGAGATATAACTAGACAATATCAACAGGAAGGATATAATACTCGTGAAGCAAAGCGGTTGGCGAAGCGAGAGGTCGATGATATTATGTCTGATAAAGAATCATTTGTAGATAATTTTATGAAGGATACCTTTCCAGATGACCACGAATAAAATAGTTGTAATAGAATGGATTGATTCAGTAGAATATGAAGACGCTGAATGGAAGACCCAAGAGGAGGCAGACAGTTTAGAACCTATGAGAATAAAGTCTGCTGGTATATTAATTAAAGATGAGAAGTCACATATAACAATCGCATCCAGCATTAATAAAAGTGATCCTGAAAATATAACTTATGGTGGACTGTTAACTATTCCTAGTTCTGTTATCGTTAAGCGTTCTGATTTCCCACGAGGTTTTACAGATGAAGTAATAGGAGAACGAATGAAAGAAATTATAGACGGCGATTGGCCGGGACCGGGGGTATAAATGCTTGAAAGACAATGGTTAGATAGAGGACCATGCCCTTCATGTAAATCATCTGATGCTAATGTACAGCACAAGGATGGATATTCATATTGCTTTTCATGTAGTACTAAATTTGGAGAGAATACTATTCCTAAAAATATAAAAGAATGGCATGACTATAATCATAAACTACCAACACAAGAGGTGAGAAAGGTGACAACAACTGGAAAATGGGGAGAGATTAGCGAACGCAAAATCTCTGCGAAAACTGCGAAGAAATATAATACCAGAATTAAATCTCAGGGTAACATAACAACCCATCATCTTTATGGTTATCACAATGAGCGAGGTGATCATATAGGTAATAAAATTAGACAAACAAAAGATAAACAAATGTGGGTGGAAGGAGAAATATCTAACGCTGTTCTCTTTGGACAGAATATATTTACACAGAAAGGAAAATATATAACTGTATGCGAAGGCGAACTGGATGCAATGTCAGCTTATGAATTAATGGGAGAGAAATGGGGGAGTATTTCCATTAAGACCGGAGCTGCTGGAGCATTAAGAGATTGTAAAGAAGCCTTTGATTATCTTGATGCTTTTGATAATGTAATCTTATGCTTTGATATGGATAAGCAAGGACAGGAAGCGGCTGAAAAAGTAGCTCAGTTATTTGCTCCCAACAAATGTAAGATAATGAAACTTGAACATAAGGATGCTAATGAATATCTCAAGATGGGACAACGAGAAGCATTCAATGCCTGTTGGTGGAACGCCCTGCCTTATACACCAGCAGGAATTATAAACTTAAAAGATATTGGAAACTCTCTTTATAAAGAAGAATATTGTGAGACTTGTCTCTATCCTTGGCCTAAGTTAAATGAAAAGACCTATGGAATGAGAACCGGGGAGTTAATTTGTTTCACCTCTGGTGCTGGAATGGGAAAATCGTCCTTGATCAGAGAGTTAATGCATCATCTTCTACGTAATACTAAAGATAATATAGGTATCCTTGCCTTGGAAGAAAGTATAAAGCATACAGCATGGAACATCATGTCTGTCGAAGCGAGTGCTCGTTTGTACATTAAAGAAATTAGAGAAGGATATACTCAGGAGCAACTGGAGAAATGGCAGGAAGATACTATTAATAGTGGAAGGTTCTTTGCATTCGATCACTTTGGATCAATAGATAATGACGAGATACTTGCACGACTTAGATACATGGCTCAAGCACTTGACGTAAAGTGGGCCATATTAGATCATTTAAGTATCCTAGTTTCGGGACAAGAAGATACAGACGAGAGAAAGAGTATAGATATATTAATGACCAAGCTAAGATCGTTAGTAGAACAAACAGGAATATGCTTATTACTAGTATCCCATCTACGTAGACCCTCTGGCGATAGAGGACATGAAGATGGAAGAGAAATAAATTTAAGTCACTTGAGAGGATCGGCCTCAATAGGTCATTTAAGTGATAGCGTTATTGCATTGGAAAGAAATCAACAGGATGAAGATCCTATTGTATCTAACACAACAACGATTCGCATACTAAAGAATAGGTATACAGGTGATACAGGAATAGCTACTCATTTGTTCTATGATAAAAGTACAGGCAGAATGGCAGAGATTGATAGTCCATTTAATGTAGGAGATAATGATGGCAACTAAGAAATTTGATAAGAAATTATATGATCAGGCAGATCCTTTATCAAAAGGAATTATGGTTGCATGGTTGGAAAGAAACGGTTATAAGTTTATAAATCCAGAAGAAACTTATGGAGTTGATATTACCTGTAGTAAAGATGATGAGCCAGCCTTCTTTGAAACAGAAATTAAATACAGTTGGATTAGAGAGTGGCCTAATGAATGGGGAGAGGTACGTATTCCCTATAGAAAATCAAAGATCATAAACAAATGGATTCGTGATGGATCAAAAGGTGTATTAA